ATACGACCACGTTCTCGTAGCCCTCTAGCCACTCTAGGTTCTGCTTGAAGTCCTTGACTGCTCCTGCCGCACCTTTGGACACAGAGACAACAGGGTAACGCCCGAGCATCTCATAGGCCGCGAGTGCGTCCAGTTCGCCCTCCACAACGGTCACATAGCGACCGCCTGTGTTGAACAATTGCTGACCGAACAGCGTGTTGGTCTTAAGATCACCTTGAGAACGGAAGGTCTTGGTAGCGACCTCCCGAACCTTACAGCCGACTAATGTACCCTGTCCGTTGTAGTAGGGGTAATATTGCGAGTGTTCATCAGAATGCACCCCGTACTTTTTCGCAGTTGCTTCCGATATCTTGCGATCTGAAATCGCTTGAGTGGTTCCATACATTTCCACTGGCTTAGTGTACGACACAACGTTACTAGCGGTCTCCACAGATGTAGCCTCCTTAAAATAGGTTTGACACGCAAAACAGTATCCATGTCCGTCCGTGTAGACTGCGAGAGCATCACTGCTCCCGCACTTCTTACAGGACTCGTGGCGAACAAACGAGTCATTATTAGAACTCTCCATCGTCACCTAGTTCAACCTCGCCCTTCTCTACGACACGAATCGCCTGTAGGTAAGGAGCGACACCATGAACAGGGTGCTCATTGCCTAGGTTATACTTGACACGAACCTTGTCACCGTAGCGCACAGATGCACGGCTTACTGGCTCACCCTCGTTATCAATGACCGCAAAGTCCTCGAATTTGGTAGCGAACTTGCGTTGAGCTTGGTTTTTGTACATCTTGAGCTTGATGCCCTCTTTTTCAAGCTTCTCAGCTTCAGCATCGTCAAGCGTTAAGACAAGCGAATACTTACCAGTTGATTGGCCGTTGTAGACCTCGTGTGCGTCCAAGTTGGCGAACGCGACCACTCCATTGATTACAGACATTATCAGACCTCCTCAGGTTCCGGTGCTGTGAAAACAGGTAGAGCTATGTCAAGTAGCAACAAATCGTTGCGCTTGAGTTCAGACAATACCCCGTCGTATTGTGGCTCAGGATCTTTCAGTTGATCGTTAATCCGTTGCCTCAATTCTAATATTATAATCGCTGTTGAGATATCATTCAACATATTTTTTAACCTCATTCAAAAACTCTTTATACTCTATAGTATACATTAGTTTCTTCTTTACGTTAATCTTTTTTATATTACTCCTCAGGTTCTTCCTTAGAACTTTGGAACGCTTTAGTAACATTATACTCTCCTTTGAGTTCTGAGTCAAACACTGCTTGACGTGTTGCTGTTAGACACTCTAAGCACAGATCAAAATACCCATCGCTCTGGGTGTCCTTAAGTGTTGCCTCATAATCCGACAACTCGACGTTACACGCTCTACATCTCATGATTTTTACCCCTTAATGAGTCAATTATACCATAGTATACGGTTTCAACCAAACAGACTGTAAAAACAGTCACCAAGGCAGTTCCTAAGATCATTAATACAATAATAAGCTCTGCGGAACCTTTATCCTGCTGAATCTCTGTCATCTATCACGTTTCCACTTCTCGACTACATACCCTAAAGCCCCACCGACTACCATTGCAGTCGCTATGGTAAACAGAAAAAGTAACGCCCACTCCTCAAAAGTTATCGTTTCCATCGTTTTATGGCCTCCTCCAACCTACGGTCATGTAAAGCACCCCTAGGGCTTCGTATAAGCTCCTGTGAGCGCCTTTCGTAATATTCTGATAGCCCCCTATCGTTTTGCCATTGATACTCCTCAGAGAGGAACTGACACCAGAGACCTGCACAGGTAGTCGTAAGACCACCTGTGAGGATATCACGCTCTACTGGAGGGATTTTGTTCATCGTGTCACCCTCCAGTTACCAAAGAACACGTCAACATCCGCTGTCGTTTCAATCCAGACCTTTGCCCCGCAGTCTAGCGGTTTATCTGGGCTGTAGACTAGCTCACTGTCGCCTTTGATGACGACACGCTCACCCTTGAGGTTCTCGTTGTACGTCTTGACCGTGAAGACCGGCAAGTCCTCGCCCTTTGCATTCGCACGTATATTGTGCTGATTCACGTGTATGCGTTTAATCATTGTATGCGTCCTCTTGTTGTGCCAGTGCTTCGCCTTGGCATATGCTTTGATACTCTCTGTACGCTTCTTCAGCGCAATCAATGTCATCCTGAAGGGTATCGTACAGGCTTAACCATTGCTCGTCGCTGTAGACGTTAGGTTCCGTGTTCGTGATTGCGTCAATCACCTCTTGAATAACCCATTTAATCATGGGGTCGTAGTGTTCATCGTTATACATCGTCTTCTGACTCCTTCGTCATGTCTCTATACGGGTACGCTTCATCGTTCCCGTGTTCCGATGGGTCTTTGGGGTTATGAGAGACCCTAAAGAGCCACGCTAGCAGTGTCCCTAGTAGTTCCATAGTGTGTCCTCGTGTGTTCAACTGAAGGGCGACACTACACCGCCCCTAAACTGTTGTCAACCTTATTCGGTGCGTCATAAACCCAAAGACCGTCCGTGAGGCCGTACTTTAGGGCGATTGAGTCAAGACGGGCGTGTGTGTCCCACTCCAGACCCTCCAGATAATACTTGCGATCCCATGCTTCCGCATCGGCACTATTCAAGGCATACTCTACGGCTACTCTAACGATACTCATCATGTGTCGGTGCTCCTTTCATGTTTTGCAACCCAGACGCAGGTGTATAGTCCTGCGTTTCGTCTGACGCAACTCAGACTCATCAGTGGGCTTAAACCTCCCAACATTCGATTACGCGCGACCAATCAATGTCTGATAGGTCATTGTGTAGGTACAGGTGCTTTAGGGTTTCCTCTGTCCCGTCCTCAAACAGTATCATCACTTTATCATTGAATGAGACCTCAGGGAATTTTTCCCGCCAAATTTCAAGCTCCATCATGCTGTCTGCTCCTCTATCCAGTAGCTCTCGGGGTCTAACCGTTCCCCATCATCTATCGCGTCCTGTTCGTGAACATACGCGCCGTAGTACTCGTAGTCGACATATAGCAAATAATTCATACTATGCCCCCTCACTTAGCCAGTGCGAATAGTTCATCCTGTGGGACTGTCTGAGCCTCGACACCACTCAGCCACTTGTTGATGTGGCGTGAGGTAGTCACAGACCAGAATAGATCAGTCCGTAAGTACTCGTGGTCTGACTTACGCAATCCGGCTACTGGTGTCTCGTAGCTAAACAAGATCACAGCGTCGTCAGTGTGTAGCTCGGTCATGTTTGATCCGATTTTCTTGATTTTCATTTGGTTGTCTCCTATGTGTTAGCAACCCAGACCCTCAAGGTATCCTGAGGGTTTCGCCTAGCGCCACCTAGGCTCATCAGTGGGCTTCCTGTTCCTCTCTTTAAAACCTCTTGACAATCTCGATCACCATGTCGACGGCCTCAGTTGCCTTCATGCTCTCAAACTCGTCAATCTCATCGGCATCAGCGTTCGCGATGTACGCAATCGCATCCCAAGCGAGTCTAGGCTCAATCATCCGGTGCTCGACCATGACGTTAAGCTCTTTCACCATATCTAATGTAATCATCATGTGTACCTCCTGCGGGGCATTAAGCCCCGTATAAAATCCGCCCTGCAACCCATCGTATCGCGTCACGCATATATAGAGGCGCTGTTGCCTCATCCTCTTCCAGATCAATGACGCGCCAGTGATACTTATGCGTCTGTACACGCTCAAGTTTGAACCGTGTACGCTCGTCCTGCACATATGAGTGCATCCCTAGGCGATCGATATAGAACTCGTTGTCGTAGCCACGCTCGTCGATAGTCTCAAATGTTGTCCATGTAGTCATTGCGTTTGCTCCTTTGTGCGTTGCAACAATTGTGGCGCTCCGTTGCGCCGATGTGTGGACAATAGCAAAACCACAGACAGAGTACAATTGTTTTTCTCTATCAATACCTAGGCGATCATAGGTTAATTAAATAGATATACCTCAGCCCTCCGCCCTATGCAGACCACATGTAGCCTGAGGGTGTCCTGAGGGTACTACATAGGCACACACACGCCTACTTTTGCACACACTTATGCACACCTAGGCACCCTGTGGATAACTTATGCACAGCCCCTAGGGTCACCCTGTGGATAACTTAGGTGTTTCACGTGAAACATGTGGGTATCCTGTGGATAACTCTAACAACTTGTGGATTTCCTGTGGATAACTTGTGAATTACCTGTGGGTAACCTGTGGATAACCCCGGGGGGAGGGCTTATGTGTTGCACAAATGTTACAGTACCTGCCCAGATTTGCTAAAGAAACCCTCAGGAAACCCCTAAGAAACCCTAAAAAATGACCAAAAGCACTACATTGGTCACACTTATGTAAACTTTTGTATCGATTAGTAAATTTAATGATAAAAAGTAGTCCCAAGGGGTTGACAAAAGGGTAAACTTGGGGCATCCTAAGAATATCTTAAGTATATCTCTTGACTTTTAGTTATTTTTATGGTATAATATAGTTATATCTTAAGAAATATTAAACATCATTCAGTTAGTTCGTTAAGTATTAATCATTAATTACTAACTAAAGATACTTAAGTACCCTTAAGTACCGTCTTAAAGGAAAATACTTATGTCGTATAAGCATAAAGACACCTTGGGGCCAAACGGTAAAAAGATTGGTCGTCCTAGAAAACAAGATGTCGCATTAAAAGCTAAACCCGGTAAGGTTGGTCGCCCAAAGGGTGACGCCGCGATTATCAATGAATACAAAGCTCGTATGTTGGCTTCTCCAAAGTCAAAAAAGGTTTTAGATAGTATTCTTGATGCGGCACTTAATGACGACCACAAGAACCAAGCGGCGGCTTGGAAACTCTTAATGGATCGAATGCTACCCGTTAGCTACTTTGAAAAAGACAAAGAACATGGTGGTCGTCCTGCGGTCTCAATCACCATTAGCGGCATTGGGGAAGCTAAAGTAACCGAAGATGATATTATTGATGCTGAACTTGTCGAAGACGAGTGTGGGGGAATAGAAGACAATGAACAATGAACTAATGGATATTGTCAAAGAAGACCTCATTCGCCACGAAGGATACGTCACGGAAATATACCTGTGTTCTGAAGGGTATCCTACGTTTGGTATAGGCCACATGGTTACTGAAGAAGATATGGAAAATACATGGCCTGTCGGCACTCCCGTAACTGATGAGCGTATCCTAGAAGTTTTTAAAAAAGACTGTGAGATTGCCTACACTGATGCCTGTGCTCTTGTCTTAAACTTTGCAGGGCAGTCTAAAGATGCTCAACGTGTTGTCGTCAACATGGCATTCAACCTTGGACGTAATCGTCTTGGCAAGTTTAAAAACTTTCTCAAAGCTGTCAACGAAGGTAACTACGATAAAGCCGCTGACGAGATGATTGATTCCAGATGGTACTCTCAGGTAGGAAGACGCTCCAAAGAGCTTGTGGAGATTATGCGTGGAGCTTAATGTTGAGCTTCTTCCTTGGCAACAAGACGTATTTAACGACACCACACGATTTAAGGTCGTTGCCGCAGGTCGCCGTACTGGTAAGTCCCGTCTAGCGGCGTGGTTGCTTATCATCAACGCTTTACAGACTGAGCGTGGTCATGTCTTCTACGTAGCCCCTACCCAAGGTCAAGCAAGAGACATCATGTGGAATACTTTGATGGAGTTAGGTAACCCGGTCATCACAGGTAGCCACATCAATAACCTGACAATCAAACTGGTCAACGGTGCAACCATATCCCTTAAGGGTGCTGACCGCCCAGAAACAATGCGTGGTGTATCCCTAAAGTTCCTTGTAATGGACGAATATGCGGATATGAAGCCTTCAGTATGGGAAACTATCTTGCGTCCTGCCTTGGCCGACCAGAAGGGCCATGCGTTGTTCATAGGAACACCTATGGGACGTAATCACTTTTATGAGTTATTTCAGTATGCGGAAATGTCAAGCGATGAGACTTACAAGGCGTGGCATTTTACGTCTTAT